GAGTTCTGGTATTCCAATTGAAGATAACAGTCAGTATCTTCTCGATAACCTTGGCGGCTCTTATGTTGGCGCTCTATCCAGAGCTACTGGTAAAACAGTAAATCTGGATGGTATTGTCGATAGGACAGACAGCGCGGCAAAGGGAACTCCTGAGGAACAATTGGAGCACGCTAAGCTACAGGGAATTAACTTCCTTACTGGAGCAAAGCTTACCGATTACAAATCAGACTCCGCTATTAAGGCCGCTAATTACGACATTGTGGATAAAATGAAGCAAGAAGTCGAAGCACAGCGGAGAGGAATGTAGTGTCATTTGCACCAGCATTTGGTGCTCCTAAGTCGAAGATTGTTAATCGGTTTACTCAATCGGCTGGGAAGACTATTAAACGTCTTCCCAGCCGAATGGGAACTGATATGGCTCAGGAACAAGCACAGCAAACACAACAAGCTGACGCAGTTCAGCAACAGGTATTTAATTCTGCCCCTGCTTCTCAGAATATTAATGATTCGCAGGAAGTAATTAGAACCCCCAATGCGCCGCAGGAAATGGAAGCTACTTCTGACGGCACAGAAGGCATTAGTCGAATTGGCCAAGCCGCTACTGCGGAAGCTAAGATTAGGGCCGCGAACCGACAAAGGCAAACTTCTAATTCTTCTGTGGGCGGGGCTTCTATTGGGGACTTTAATGGTGGCGGGGATGGTTCTGGTCTTGATAATGACCAGCTTAATAACGCACGTCTTATAGCCCAAGTAGGTAGGCAAAGGGGAATGTCTGACGAAGATATTCAGATTGCCCTTGCCACTGCTTTGGCCGAAAGCGGATTGCGTAACGTTAATTATGGAGATAGAGACTCTGTGGGGCTATTCCAGCAGAGGACTTCTCAGGGTTGGGGTTCTATCCAGCAGATTATGGACCCTAATTATTCTGCTGGTAAATTCTATGACACACTAAGAACTACTGGTAGGGGCGCTACTCCTTGGCAAACTGCACAGAATGTTCAGCGGTCTGCTTTTGCTGATGGTAGTAATTATCAGGCACAATGGGGTAAAGCCCAAGCCGCCTTTAAATCTATCTATCAGCCTTCGGGACAACAGGGAGTGTCTACATCACCTGTTCCCGGAAAGAATGGTTCAGCTACGTGGATTAATAACAACATTAATAAGTACCATGACTTTGATGGACGTTATGAAGCTCAGTGCGTAGACCTCTACAACTTTTATATGACCGGCTTTGTTGGCGGTAAGAGTTCTGTAGGAATGGTTAACTATGCACAAGAATTGTGGGGTAGTCATGATCGTGGCGCACTAGTACAGGTGGCACGTAATCAGAAACCACAAATGGGAGACATTGCTATTTGGTCTAATGCCATGAATGGTATGGGAGGCCATGTAGCAATTGTAGCTCAGGATAACGGCAACGGGACTATTAGAGTTCTCAATGCAAATGTTGCTAGTAACGGTGGCTCTAAAGGCACTTCCGTAATGAGTAATCTGTCCACAGGAACACTACTGGGCTATTTGCGGCCTAGAAAGTTGATGTAAAATGTCGGTTAAAGCTAGGTTCTCAGTTAATTCAATCACGCACACTAAACACGGGAATGGTTGGGCACACCCGGCTCCGGTAGGTTCAGTAAAGCTTGGTGTAGTAGGCGGCGAAGCTAATAAGGAGTGGGCTTCTGCTACCCCTATTGGTTCTATTGAAATGACTATTGGAAATCCAGATGCTCTTGAGTGGTTTAATAAGAAGCTCGGGGAGACTGTAGAAATTACGTTCGGAGACGTAGAGTAATGTTTATTAAAGACGTAAAGGTCCGACAGTATATCTATGGGATTATGTTGGCCGCTACCCCTATTATTGTTATTCGGGGTATTCTTACTATTGAAGAAGCCGGTCTTTGGTTGGTATTGGGCGGCGCTATTCTTGGCCTCTCTAACGCTCTCGCATTGGGGAATACTAAAGACGGCCGGCACGAAGCTTAGAGTGTCCTCAGACGTCTACCACGCTACGCCTGAGGCACCCTAGACGCCTGAAAGCCCGGTAACTCTTGGGGAGTTACCGGGCTTTACTCTGTCAGCTTACAGGGTCTTGACACGTAATGCAACCCATATGGTACACAGCTTGTTAAGTAACTTTGCTGGTGTTAAGATTTAGGTATGTCTCAACCTGCTGGGGAGCAACCTGTCAAGCCTGCCAACCGTGAACGTAAAGAATGGATGCAAGAAGCTAAATGCACTCCATATCCGTCTCTCTTTACAACTGATGAAACGGTTAGTTCTGTAAATGCCGCTAAAAGCATTTGCAATTCTTGTCCGGTAATAGCCGAATGCCTTGGATACGCATTAGTACACGATATCCAAGGCATTTGGGCCGGGACTAATAGAACTATGAGAAGAGGTCTGCGAGTAAATCGTCCTCTTCTGCAAATGAATGTACCTGTCGAACCGGGCTTTTCTGAGTATCTGAAACAGGAAGAGGAACCGGTTGTAATTCGGAAGCCGAAGAAGGTTGTTCTACCTCCTTCTTCAAAAGCCCCGAAGGTAATTGAGAAAAAGCCTCTTGTTCAATCGGGATGGGATGCCCTAGGTCAAGCTCTACACGATTTACAATCATCTTCATGGCTTGTAGAGCGCGCATAGAGATAATCTCTGGTTCTGTTCGGACTTCCCAACGTTCCCTTTTAATTCGGGCATTGGGCTTCCAAGAAAGACCAAAGTGTTTCTTTAGGGCGTATTCACAACAGACAATAGAGCAGTAAGCTACAGAAGCATAGTTTGTAGCAAAGAATTCGCCGCAATCCTCATTCTTACAGATACGGGTTAGCCTAACCTCAGTCGGGCAATCCATTGAGCGAAGAATACCCTGTGCCCTAAACATCACCATCTGTGGTGTATCATCCAGTTCTTCTTTAGTAACTGGTTCCCCATGTTCAACAACTAAATCTTGCTCGGGAGTTGGAACTCCATGTGCTTTTAAGAGGCCGTCTAGGAATGCTTGATATTCCTTGGCGGCCTCTTTTTCTGCCTTAGTTGCCATTAGAGCTTCCCCTGTTCTTTCATTTCTTTCTCAAGCGCAGTTAGCGCTCCGTGATTCTGAATAAGATAATACCGTCCATGATTGTAAGCATCCAACTTATGGCTTACATCTTTACGGCCTTTCTTGGGGAATACCTGAGTCATTTTAGCCTGAGCGCTTTTAATGACTGGCATATACTCTGTCCAAGGTATTCCCTTCATTTCCGCCCAAAGCTTTACTGTGCCGATATTCTCCACTGTGGGAAGTTTACGGCCCATATTAGCCTGAGCGAATTTTTGCTTAGGTGGTGTGAAGTAACCTTCGACAACTACATGATCTACTGGGAGCTTACTAACGTCCCAATTAACTAGGAATTGTCGAAGGTCTTGTACGTCACCTAAAGCAAGAATCTGATCTTCATTCTGGTAGCACCATCCTGATGCCCCTCTTCCGGTTTCTCCGCCGGGATCAACACTAAGAACGAAGGTCACGAGTACATTCCTCTGTATTGTGAAGGATGACAGTACCTTCAGTTTCATAGCTGTAAATATACTGCTGATGAACCAATACATGCTTATCACAAGCTTCACAGATAAAACCTTCTGCTTTGCCTCTAAATACATCTAGCCCCCAATCTTTGGGAAGCTTAGGCCCTTCATCCGAAATCCAAGGCTTATAGTAATTCTTATCCTCTGTGCTCATTTGCGTAGCCGCCATTCCGTTCATTCTCTGAATGATAAATTGTAAGTTTAGGGTTTATAACACACCCTGTACAGTATCCCGTATAAGTCAGGGATTCAGTATCAAAAACACAAACCACATTGTTCATATCCATGCCCCCATTTTAACATGAACTATGCCGCTAATCCAAGAGCCAGTTTAGTAGTCTCTGGTATAGCAAGCGATTCTCTACGGCTCCAAGGGTGAGCATCCACGGTAAGAGGAACACCGAATTTCTCAGAGGGCCGAGACATAATTTCCATGATCTTAGGGAGATAGTATGTCTCTTTACCTTCTGCTATCTCGAACCACAGGCTATCGTGTACCTGCAATAGGAGACGACATTCTTCATTGACCAATTCTTTAAAGCAATCAATGATTACTGTCTTTACAATATCTGCGGCTCCACCTTGGATGAAGCTGTTGAATGCTTTGAAGTTTTCTTTCTTGGGAAACTCAAAGTGACGACGACGCCCTGACCATATATCGACATAGCCTTGCCTTTGCGCATTAACCGCCATTGCTTTACCTGCACGTCTAAGATTCGGATACATAGAATAGAAGTGTTCAATAAGGTCAATGGCGTCTTTTTGATTAACGCCGAAGGCATCCATAATTCTGGTGACACCAGCACCATATAGTGTCGAGTATGTAAGAGTTTTACAGGCATTTCTACTCCATTCAAGCATCTTCGCCATTTCGGTGAAGATATCGCGGGAAGGGTCAGCAAAGATTTCTAATAGGTTTTCTGAATGGCTTGCAGAAGCTGCCAATCTGAATTCAAGCTGGGAGTAGTCGATTTCCCATCCGGTGTAGCCAGAAGCAGAGACAAGGCAATCTTTAATCGCCCCGTTCCAAACCTTATCTGTTTCCTTTGGAATTTGTTGAAGGTTCGGATCAGCACAAGACCACCGACCTGTTTTAGTTCCATGTGGCTTATACTCAGGTCGCAAACGTCCATCAGGTGAAAGTAGCTTTTGATATGGCTTGTAGTAACTCGATACAGATTTGGTCCAACCTCGGTATAAGAGAAGTTCTTGGACAATTTCTTTATTTTCACCGCGGTCACTTTGCCCTTCCAGTATTACTTCATAGCGCTCCATTGCCTTCTTATCAAAGGTTTGGGACTGAATAGTTTCATCACCCTTCTTCTTGATGTTATACATAGGCGGCAAACCTAGTTCATCAATTAGAAGTTTCTTTAGGCCGAGGGAGGAACCGGGATTGAATCCAAAGAATTCAGTAACACGTTCCCTTTCAGCTTCTCCCTTTGCTTCTTCCCGCTTACAGATATCAGTATCAATCTCTACTCCCCACCCGCGCATAAAGGTAAGAGCAGAGATAGAGGGTGCTTCTGTGGTAGCCCAATAAGTATTGAGCTTAGTTTCATTTTGTTTCTTGGCTACTTCTACCTGAGCGTAGACTGTTTTGAGTGCTTCAATTCCATCAGTCTTTGCGTAGTTGTAGATATACTCTGCTGGCATATCCCAGCCATAGGCGAGCTTAGCCATTTCAAACATTGGATCACGATCTTTACCCTTTCGGCCCAGCCGCCTAAGGGTAACTGAATCCAGATCGTATTGCCGATAATTCTCATTGAGAAGATGGTCATACTTCATGGTGTCTATAAACTTAGCTATCACATAGCCTTCATTCTGGACTACCATCTTATCAAAGATAAGGTTATGGCCTACAATAGTTTTACGAGTAGCAAGCCATAGCAAATAGCGCCATGCTTCTTCTGGCAAATTATGATCGACTCCGCCGGGGAGAACCCTATGCTGGCAAGGAAAGTAATCCCCGACGAAATCACCATTAGGAAGCTTTACTGCAAGAGAAAACCCAAGCATTCGATCCTGCTGGTCGTAAACAAGAAGTCCACTAGTCTCAGTATCGAATCCGATTAATTCAGTCTGTTCAATAAAGCTAATCCATGTTTGAAAATCCAAAGGAGAAAGGGTCAGGACCGGATTCTTCTGTGGCCGAACTGGTGCTTGGCTTACTTGTTTCTTTAGGAGCAGGGTTCCATTGCTCATCGTCATTCTCCATTATACTAAAGGTGAACTTGCTCTTGCTATTCAGAACCATTGGAGCAGGTTCAAGACCAATACGGTGCTTAATTGTGTGAAGTTCTACTTGTCCCGGCGCTGTGCCGGGATTATTCCACAAGGCAAAGATACTGGCCGCATCTGTAGCCGCGTAGGTATTACCGTAGAAGTCATTAAGCGTCGGCGGCTTATTGATGGATGCTGTGTCTGCCTTCTTATTGTGATGAACCATGTAGAAGGTAATGTCCCATTCATTAAGAAAACCTTTCAGCTTAGTCATGATCTTTTTAGATGTGGCTTCAGACAACTCTTCAATGTCCAACGAACCCATCGCATCAATAAAAACGACACTGGGGTTGTGGTCAGAAACCACTTTACGAAGGAATTGCTCCCCCTCTGGCGAATTGATAGCAAGCGGTTCACCAGCAGGAACGACCAAGAAATTATCATTGAGTGTAGCCATTTCTTCATCTGTAAGATCACTATCCTTTGCAAGAGATTCCATGAATTTCTTAAGTACAGGTGGACCCATTTCCAAGGACATAAGCAGAACCTTTCTTGGCCCACCTACTATTTTCCATCCAAGGAAATCTCTGCCTAATGCCAGACAAAGCATCATCTGGAGAATAAAGCGTGACTTACCTACACCGGGACGAGCAGAGATAAAGTTGATACCATTCTCAGGCACCATATTGTCATAAATCCATTTGAACTCATAGGTCGTAGCCAAGAAATCCATGAATCCATAGACAGCCTTCATTTCTGTGTCCACAGAGTATTCAGTTATCAGAGCATGAGGATACTTAAGGCGAACCTTAGATATCATTTCAACAAGACGAGTCTGCCTATCGTGACGATCTTTAAACTTTCCCCAACGATCATCAACGTCCAATAGCACTGAATATAATGCTTCATCAGACATACCAATCTCGGCCCCAAAGTAAGCAAGTCGGACCATAGCATTACCACGATCTTCATAGTCTTGCTTTTCTTCATTCCAGAAATGATCCTTATCACGACGGAATACCGTAATATGGGTCGCATCCCAAGGGTACTTCATAATGACTTCTTCAATGTCAGGAATCTCACCTGTCAGAAGAAGATCATTAATCTGTTCCTTGATAGCTGGAAGCTTATCAAAAATGTCGATGGAATAGACTTCCTCATTGAAGTAAGCGATACTTACCTGTGGGGATACTCCATCTACTTTACGTTCAATCTTATGGTTATGCGTATATGGGGGACGCATAACGTGGCTGATATCCCAACATGCCTTATCTGCGTTTAGGAAGTATGTCAGTCGCCTATTAACATTATTGATAATTGCGGCATCAATATAGTCGTCAAGAATCCAATACCAATGTTCTCCATAAGTAGAAGTCTGGATTCTATATGTCGGTTCTGGGAGCCAACCTGTCTCCCTTAGTGCCTTGAGAGCGGCCTCAGGGGTGCTCTGGCCGTCCTTGTAGCCGTCCAAATCTATCCATAGGGTCTTTGCTCGCCAGCCGTTTTCTTTCTCTTTGGTTTTAGAACCAGCTAAGAAGATACCGGGAGTAAAATAAGTATCCCAATTGACATTGGACATAGCGACGAAAGGAATGATTGCATCTTTTTCAGTCGGCCATATAGTTGCCCGGCCTACTTTAAAAAGGTCCTCAGTTTTCTTCTGAGCAAAGAAGATTGTACCTTCTTCTGTTCCCCAAACATCATAGAGGAACTGCTCCAAACTGCGTTCCAATTAAAGTCCCAAGAAAGAGTCAAGATCAAAATCTACGTCAAAGAGCGCATTCAAAGGCTCCCTAAAGATTTCTTTAGTAGGGTTGCCACAGTTGCGGCACATTTCAAATACAATGTCTCCGCACTTCTTATAGTCGATCATGTATTGCCAAGAGAGACAATCACAGACCTTAGGATAGCGCTTTACTGGCACTTCTTCTGGATTACAGCGCGACTCTATAAACTTACGAGCGGCTCCAGAACTCCTAAAGCGGCCCATATTCCAACGGGGAGGATTACGGTACACCCTTTTGCCATTTACAATTCCTGTATTGGCTGGTGCCCTTTCCGTTTCTAGCCGAATAATCCATACCCCATTGGGATAGTTGGTACGCTCATATTCATCACGCTGATTAGCGGTACCAATGTACGTCTCTGTATATTCTTTTGGATCAGTAAATAGAACATCTGACCTCATACTCAGGAGAAGAACATTCTCGCTGACGCCACTCTGAAACATTGGTGAGACCCTTCATAGGATTAGACGAAAGTAAGGCCGGGACTCCGACAGTCCCGGCCTTACCATTTTTCTTCGGTTAGCCCAAATTCCCCATCAGATTAGCAAGCGCATCAGCGTCTACTTCTGGAGTGGGAGTTGCACTAACCGGTGCTGAATTCTCGGTGGCAGAAGTGGAAGCACTCACTGCCTGCGCACGCTCGAATTCAAAGATTGCGTTATAGCCCTTTTTGTTGGGGCCAATTGTTGCGAAGCCCTTGATACCAATGATCTTAGTACCGTGAAGTCGCGGGTTGAAGCTATTCAGGTGTTCTTCTTTAATGCCACAATCAAGAAGAGCCTTCTTGTAGGAACCAATAGTCCGGGCATTCATGGTCTTGTAATCCTCAGGGCGCTCCGCCTGAGTCCAAGGAGAAAGACGAAGAAGGTTATTAGCCGTCTTTCCTGAATGCGGGGAATTCGGGTCCATGATGGTGAATTCGATTTCCCAGTATGGAACGTCCTTAATATCCTTGACTTCCGAACCGGTGATCTGAACAGGGTACTTGTTATACGGAATCTTGAAAGGATCAGTCTCAACAGTAGAGGTATCAGTTACACCGAAAGCAGAGAAGATTGATTCAGACATTTTAATTTCCTTAACTTGTTATTTTATATTTGGTAAAACAATTAAAAAGTGGGCCCCTCTCACGGTGATTTAAGCGACGCCGGAACAGGCCGCGACGCCCCACAATTTAATTTAATCGCCCATCATATCCGCAAGAATATCATCTGGAATACTCAGGGCTTCTGTGGCTACAGCCTGCACAGGATTTTCCTGCAATGTCTCAACCTGAGCCACAGGTTTAACGACGGGCATTTCCTTATCCTCAGGGATTACTCCCCAATTCTCATAAGCGGTTACAATCTCTTCCACATTATAAATCTTATCGGGAAGCCCGCCAATTCTGTTCTTGCTAATAGTCTGCATCTGACCGACAAGCTCGATGGGGAACTGCATAACAGTTCTTCCATCCGGCGTAACTGCCTCTTCCTTCATGCAGGTATATATAATGTACCATGCTAATGAATGCAGAGCCAGCCGCCTGCGGAAAGTCAGGAACAATGCGTCCTGTTTTCTTTTCCTGCTTTACGTGACAGATGAAGAAAGTATGAATGTCTGGCACAACCAGTAGATCATTAATCAGGTTGATAAGACGGACCTTAGTAGTATTGTACTCAGGCCATTCAGGAGTATCAGGGTCTTTGTAAACCTTGACTCCATCTTTATAGACAGTAGGGCCATTGTTAACCAAGGTAGCCCGGTGCTTAGTCAGGATATCAGTATCCATATCCTGCATTCGATTGTACTCGTCAAAGACGATCGCACCGATATTAAGCTTCTCACGAATTTCCGCGTTAAGCAAGGCGGCACGCAATGTTTCGATCTGTTCATTACGAATGAATGGCATCTTGATTGTGCGGCTCATGAGCTTAGGAAAGTTCATGAGAGAAGTCCAACCCTTACCCGTAAAGATGTAAAGAATCTTCTTATCCGGCGGGGTAATAGCCTGAGCCAACTTCATTGCATTAGTAGTCTTACGGGTTCCCGGTTCCCCAATGAATGCCCCAACAAAGTTAGCATCCTCAGGTTCCATCTTACTCATAGACTGTAGTAGGTCCGTCATACTAAAGGGTTCAGGATCATCTGCCTGACTTACCTTAGTATAGTCAAAGAAGTTGTCAGCCATTTCTTACCTCTGTATTGTAATTAGCCTGAGCGGGAATGATTACCGTAATAATTTCATACTTACCCAACTCGTTGCCGTCGGGGTCATAATCCTGAACTACAAGATTGCCATTCTCATTCACGTCATAATGAAAACGAGTGAACAGATCATAAGATTCTTTCAGGATTGCGCGAACATCAATCTGAATCTCATTCTGGATTCCCTGTGGAACTACCTTAGTCTGTCCCATTACTTATCCCCCATAACTGGAAACTTTTCCCATTTACCGTGTTCGTTTTGAAAATAGCCTGCCTCTTCCATGAAGTTATCTACGTCGTGAATGTGACGCATTGCCTCGGCACATTCACCGTACCAATTACCATCACGAAAGTTTATGATTCCTTTATAAACGAGATCACTAAAGTCATAGGACATTTGCTTACCGGGGCATTCATCAGGAGTAGCCCCTTCAAATGCACCGCAGACTTTGCACATTTCGAGTCCACCAGCGCACCACATACAACCGTAACAATCCTCTTTACAAGGTGGCGTAATCCAATCGTGCTTCATTACAATTCCTCATAGCCATAGTCGTTAGGGAGGAAATCAATCTGCTTCATTAAAGAAGCATCTTCTCCCCGAAGTTCAATAGCGCAGACCTTTTTAAAGTCACAGTAGTTACAGTTAGGGCCAGCATTTCTAGTCGGCTCCCATTCAGGATCATTCTGTACCTTGATGATCTTCCCTGTGGTCATAAGGTGTTCTTTAAATGATTGCTGAATACGTACATCATTAGGGCGGCAAGGCTTAGTGACTACCTGAGCTTCAATGTCATTCATCTTCCGAGTGCGAAGAAAGACATAAAAGCCAGCAACTACCTTAATTCCCAATGCTCGCATAGCACCGATATACCCCGGAATCTGAGGTTCAATATCAATGCGATCCTGCGAGTAATCATCGGCCGCAAACTTGTAATCAACAATGTAGATACTACCTGCAAGCTCTATTACCAAGTCCACAGTGAAAGGATAAACAATGTCGCGGCCCGATACTGGGTCTTTGCCGATAGGAAGCATGTATTCCTGCTCGACAGCAATAATACGCCAACCCATAACAGGGAAACTATTAGCAAGGAAATGCATAATCTGCTTCATGATTTCGGGAGTACGTGATCCCCGTGGCTGTTGCATTCCCCAT